AAAACCACAACAATTATCTGCTGGTTTTGCCCGTGGTATTCAAATGGGACTTAAAATGTCAGTTCAGGTCAAGGCAATTGGTTGTTCAAACCTTAAAACCTTGATTGAAGGTGACAAGTTGGTGATTAATGACTTTGATACCTATTCAGAGTTAACCACTTTTGTTCAACAAAAGAATACTTTTAAGGCTGAAGATGGTGCCAATGATGATGCAGTAATGACTTTGGTCATGTTCTCATGGTTAACCACTCAACAATATTTCAAAGAAATTGTCAACCACGATATTCGTAAACAGATTCAGTTAGAAAATATGAATCAAATAGATGATGATGTACTACCAGCACCTATAATAGAAAATGGATTAGAACATGAGTTTGAAATTTGGGGTGGTGATTTGTGGGAAAATGCTCATGGTGGCGATACCTACGCAGGCTTTACAAAGAAGATGGTAGATAGGATGTAAATCCGACCTTTCATAAATATCTCCATGGTATAACTGCCAAGAGAAATTATAATAATTCAAGGAGAAAAAAATGGCATTTCAAATCTCTCCAGGTGTAAATGTATCCGAAGTAGACTTAACAACAGTCGTACCTTCTACACTTACAACTGCTGGTGCATTTGCTGGAAGATTCCAATGGGGTCCAGCAAACAAAATTAAATTAATCGATAGTGAAATCACGTTAGCACAAACATTCGGTAAACCAAACTCAAACACAGCAACCGCTTTCTTTACATGTTCTAACTTTTTAGCATATGGAAATAATTTACAAGTTGTTCGTGCTGTTGGTTCTGGTACATTAAATGCCGATGCAAATACATCAAACTCAAATATCCAAATTACTAATGAAGATGCTTATGAAGCAGCATACTTAAATGTAAATTCTTCAAATGCTTATGGTCCTTTTGCTGCACGTTATCCTGGTACTCTAGGCAATTCAATTAAAGTTGAAGTTTTTGATTCGGCAAATACCACATTGTTCAATGCTTGGACATACAAATCATATTTCACGGCTGTTCCAGGAACTTCAGTACAGACAGCAGCTTCTGGTGGTTCAAATAATGAGATGCATATTATTGTTGTTGACGGTGGCGGTTTGATTACTGGTACAGCAGGTACAGTATTGGAAACATATCCATTTATTTCTAAATTGTCTACTGATACATTAAATGGTTCAAGCACATATTACAAACAAGTAATTTTCAACAATTCGAAGTATATCTATGCTATGGATCCAGTTGATTACGCTAATACATCTGCTACATGGGGTTCATCTAGCGCTGCAACAACATTTGCTAGAATAGATTCCACAACATATGCAAATGGTAACTATTCAATTACTTTAGCTGGTGGTGTTGATTCAGTACCAACTGCTGGCAATATTCAAACAGGTTATGGTCTATTTGCAAACAAAGAAACTATTGATATTTCTTTAATATTGACGGCTGATGCACCAGTTGCAACACAACAATACATTATTGACAACTTATCCACAGCACGTTCTGATTGTGTAACATTCATTTCTCCACCAAGCGCAAATGTTGTGAACGTATCGGGTAATGAAACTACAAATATTCAATCTTGGTTAACTGCTTTGAGCAGAAGTTCTTCTTATGTTATGGCAGATTCTGGTTGGAAATATCAATACGACAAATACAACAACGTATATCGTTATATTCCATTGAATGGTGACATTGCTGGTTTATGTGTCTATACAGACTCTATCAAAGACCCATGGTTCTCACCTGCCGGTTTCAACCGTGGTGCTATCAAGAACTGTATCAAGTTAGCATGGAACCCAACCAAAACATATCGTGACGCATTGTATGCAGCAGGTGTCAATCCTGTCGTATCTTTCCCTGGTCAAGGTACCGTGTTGTTTGGTGACAAGACATTACAATCTAAGCCATCAGCATTCGACCGAATCAACGTTCGCCGTTTGTTTATCACATTAGAGAAGTCTATTGCTAAGGCAGCACAATATTCATTGTTTGAATTGAATGATGAATTTACACGTGCTCAATTTATAAGTTTGGTAACTCCATTCTTACGTGATATTCAAGGTCGCCGTGGTATTACAGACTTCAAAGTGGTTTGTGACTCAACTAATAACACATCAAATGTTATTGACTCAAATCAATTTGTTGGTGATATCTACATTAAACCTGCTCGTTCTATCAACTTCATTCAGTTGAACTTTGTAGCCGTTGGAACTGGTGTTGACTTCAACACTATCGTTGGTGTGGCTTAATAAATAAAACATAACAGGAGAAAAGAATGGCATTCAATGTAGCAGAATTTAGAGCGAATATGATTGGTGACGGTGCACGTCCTAATCTATTTTCAGTCTCTTTAACTTTTCCAACTATTGCTAATAACAGTACTGCTGCTGGACAAAAAGTAACATTCATGGCCAAAACAGCACAGTTACCAGGTTCTACCGTAGGTACTGTGCCAGTTTATTATTTTGGTCGTGAAATGAAATTTGCTGGTAACAGAACATTTGCTGACTGGACATTAACAATCATCAACGATGAAGATTTCACAATTAGAAATTCTTTAGAATCATGGATGAACGCTATCAACAGTCATTCTAGTAATGTTCGTAACCCTGGCGCTTTGAACAACAATGGTTACACAGTTGACGCAACAGTAACTCAATATGGAAAAACAGGCGGCGAACTTAAAAAATATACGTTTGTTGGAGTATTTCCAATAGATTTGGCACCAATTGATTTAGATTGGGGTTCAAATGACGCTATTGAAGAATATCAAACAACGTTTGCATATCAATGGTGGCAAGCAGAAAATACAACCACTTGATTTTTACGGAGGGTTAACTACCCTCCTTTATGTTTACTTGATTTTATAATTAATTTAAAAATATGGCTAATACAAATAAATTTTCACTTTTCGGTTTTACGATATCCCGTGAAAAGGATGAGCTCGACAAAGAGACTCAGCAATCGTTTTCGCCTCCGTCTCCAGATGACGGCGCATTAACTATTACATCTGCCGCTTATTACGGTACATACGTTGACCTAGACGGTACGGCCAAGAATGAGGTAGAACTCATTTCTCGTTATCGTGAAATGGCAATGCAACCAGAAATTGAGTCTGCGATAGATGACATAATTAATGAAGCCATCGTACAAGATGATGATGGTATAATTACAAATATTGTTTTAGATAATCTGAAACAACCAGAAAAAATTAAAAAGGCCATCAAAGAAGAATTCACCACAGTTCTTCGTTTGTTAAATTATAACAATATGGCACAAGATATTTTCCGTAGGTATTATGTTGATGGTAGATTATTTTACCACATTATTATCAACAAAGATAATCCACTTGAAGGTATTAAAGAATTAAGATATATCGATCCACGTAAATTACGTAAGGTACGTGAGATTAAGAAACAAAAAGATGAACGTACCGGTGCAGATGTTATGCAAACGGTCAATGAATATTATATCTACAACGATAAGGTTGTAACTGGTTCATCATCCAACTATGGTCCAGTTGGTGTTCGTATTACGACAGACTCAATCGTTTCGGTTGTTTCTGGCTTAATGGATTCACGTAGAGCAGTCGTTCTGAGTTATCTACATAAAGCTATCAAACCTCTCAATCAACTCCGTATGATTGAAGATGCCACGGTGATTTACCGAATTTCGAGAGCTCCAGAACGCCGCATCTTTTATATTGACGTAGGTAACCTACCAAAATTAAAAGCAGAGCAGTATCTCCGTGATATCATGGTCAAATACAAGAACAAACTTGTATATGATTCTAACACAGGTGAAGTCCGTGATGACCGCAAACATATGTCTATGTTGGAAGATTTTTGGTTACCTCGCCGTGAAGGTGGTAAAGGTACTGAGATTACCACATTGCCTGGTGGTCAAAATCTAGGAGAGTTGGAAGATGTTAAGTACTTCCAAAAGAAATTATATGGTGCCTTGTGTGTACCAATTTCTAGATTAGAACCAAACCAAGGTTTCTCATTGGGTCGTACCTCTGAGATTACACGTGACGAATTAAAGTTTTCTAAATTTGTTGACCGTTTACGTAACAAGTTTACAGAAATTTTTGACCAAGCATTAAGAATACAATGTGTACTCAAAGGTATTTGTACCGCTGACGAATGGGATTTATTTAAAGAAAATATCCATTACGATTTTATTAAAGATAATAATTTTGCGGAACTTAAAGAAGCCGAATTGATGACACAGCGCCTACAGTTGTTAAGTGCTGTTGACCCATACACAGGTCGTTATTTCTCACAAGCATGGATTCAACGTAACGTATTACGTTTGAATGATGATGAAATCAAAGAAATGCAAACAGAAATTGACAAAGAGAAAGAAGAAGGTTTAGGTCTGCCAGTTGGTGTTATGAATGACGTAGCACAACAACAAATGATGTCAAATATATCACAACAACCTACTCATCCAGAAGATTTGAAAGCACAAGCTGATTTGGTACAAGCACAAGAAAAGTCAGCTGCTAAAAAAGAAGAAGTTGGTACTTTCAGTAAATTGAAACGTATATTATAAATAATTTAATTTGGAGAATAATATGTCAGAAGTAACAAGAGCAATTATAGATTATGCAGAAGATGGCAAAGCAAGTGAAATGCGTGATGCCTTGTATTCTGCTATTCAAGATAAAGTTATGGCGCACATCGATGCACATAAAGAACAATTAGCAAAAACTCTTTTCTCACAACCACAAGGTGCTGAAGTAGAAGATACAGCAGTTTAATAGGAAACAAAAATGGCAAACTCATATACATATCAGGTGATGAAAGACACCACAGAACATGCAGTTATTAAGTTAACAGCATCTTTTGACGGTACAGGCCAAGAAACTAATACAGCACGTATACAGGCAAACACCTTGTATGGTGCTTTAGATAGTTCAAAAGCCAACTTGTTATCATCTACAGCAAACACAGGTCCACTTGGTTACTATGGCCTAGGTACTTACCGAGTATGGTATGACTGTGCTGCTGGTGGTGATGTTCAATTATTCTGGAGTTGTGGACCAGATTCTGCCAACCAAAAGCCAATGTTGGTGATGAATGGTAATGGCGAATATGATGGTGCTGGTAACTGGATAACAATTCCAAACAACGCAAACCCAAATGCAAACTGTAAAGGTGACATTGGCATCGTAACCCGTGGTATGGCGGCAAACGATTCATATACAATTATTATGGAACTACGTAAAGATAATGCTCATTATCAACGTGGTCAATTTAATGATCCTGCTGCATTCAACTACGGTTCTTACGGTGTAAGACCATAATAGAAAGTCTATAATGAAACTCATTAAAGAAATTACCGAATCGGTAAATTACTTAGTAGAAGAAAAAGACGGCAAGAAAACCTTGTTCATTGAAGGTCCTTTTCTTGTTGCTGAATCGGTTAACAAGAACAAACGCATGTACAAAGAAGAAACAATGCGTAATGAAGTTAATCGTTATACAGAAGAATACATTAATAAAAACCGTGCCTTTGGTGAACTGGGTCATCCAGACACCCCATCTATCAATCTTGACCGTGTGTCTCACTTAATTGTGGGTCTACGCCAAGAAGGAAATGCTTGGATAGGCAAAGCTAAAATCCTTGAAACCCCTATGGGTAACATTGCAAGAAACCTAATTGAAGGTGGTGCTCAACTTGGAGTATCGTCTAGAGGTATGGGTTCTCTGAAAATGGAAAACGGTATCAACGTTGTTCAAGGTGATTTTTGTCTAGCCACAGCGGCAGATATAGTAGCAGACCCTTCCGCACCTGGTGCTTTTGTACAAGGTATTATGGAAGGTAAAGAGTGGATGATGATAAACGGAAATTGGACTGAAGTTCAGTTAGAGGAAGCAAAGCAAGAAATTCGTCAAGCTTCTAAAAAGGAAATCGAACAAGTCAGTCTTAAAATATTCGAAAATTTCATCAAAAAACTTTAATTATAAATATCCATTATATACAAGGAGATTCTCAAAATGGGAAAATTTAATCTAGCAGATGCCGCTAAAGCAATTTTGGTTGAAGGTTCAAAAGAAACCTTTGATTCTAATATTGCATCTAAAAAAGGCCAACGTGAATATCACAACCCTGAAAAAGTTGGTCACAGCAAATTACCATCTTCAGTTGCTTATGGCACAAAAGAAGTTGGTGAAATTGGCAAAGCCGTTAACGATGTGAACGATGAAGCACCAGATTATACAAAAGGTGTTCCAACAGCAACAGCCCCAGGTGCTACACCGCCAGTTGGTTCACAACCAAAACAAGTTTTGGCTCACCAACCAGGTCAAGACCCTGCAGGCGATGCAGCTAAACCTGCTGACGATATGGGAAGCCACCAAGGTTCAGAAACATCTTACGAAAACATTCGTGACCGTGTTAAAGCTAAGTTGGCAAAACAAACTATGCAACCTAATCCAGGTGCTAATTTCCAATCTTATGACGATGCAACAACAACTAACGAAGAAGTAGTTGCAGAAGAAAAAGAAGAAAAAGGTCATGAAGATGCAGTTGCAGACAAGGCCATGATTAAGAAAATGATGAAGAAAGAAAAGATGAAAGAGCAAATGGAACAAGACGTTGATGCTCTATTGTCTGGCGAAAATCTTTCTGAAGAATTCAAAGACAAGGCTACCACAATTTTCGAAGCTGCCGTTATCGCTCGTACACAAGCTGTTATGGAAGATATCGAACAGGCTCTATTCGAAGAATTCGAAGTTGCTGTTGAACAAATCAAAGAAGATTTGGCTACTAAGTTAGACGATTATATCAACTACATGGCCGAAGAATGGTTGAAAGAAAACCAATTGGCAGTTGAAAAAGGTCTACGTGCCGAAATCGTAGAATCTTTCATCGAAGGTATGAAAGACTTATTCGAAGAACACTATATCGACATTCCAGAAGAAAAAGTAAACGTTGTTGAAGAATTGACAACTAAAGTTGAAGAACTGGAAGCTTCATTGAATGAGCAGATTCAAGCTGCCGTTGATTTGAAGAAAGAATTAAACGAATCTAAAAAAACAGAGGCTATACATGCAGTATGTGAGGGCCTAACGCAGACTCAAGTAGAAAAAATGAAATCACTCGCAGAGGGTGTGGAGTTTACTACTGACGAAGAATTCGCAGATAAATTGGTAACATTGAGAGAATCATATTTCAATGAATCGGTTAATACATCTGGCAGTTCTGCATTGAACGAGGAAGTGATTATCGAAGACGACAAGAAACCTACTACAGGTTATGTCGATGCAGAAATCGCACAGTATGCACAAACAATCTCTAAAACCTTGGTTAAATAAATAAAATTTACCAAACATAGAAACTCACAAGGAGAACATTAAATGTTTCTAACAGAAGAACTACAACAAAAGTGGTCACCAGTTCTGAACCACCCAGAACTCGAAGCCATTAAAGACCCATACAAGAAAGCAGTTACTGCTCTTGTTTTGGAAAACCAACAACAAGCCATGGCTCAAGACCGTCAGTCTTTGAACGAAACTGCTTCTGCCACACCAACTAACGTTGCTGGCGGTGTTTCGAACTATGACCCAATCTTGATTTCTTTAGTACGCCGTGCTTTGCCTAACTTAATCGCTTATGACGTTGCTGGCGTTCAGCCAATGACTGGTCCTACAGGATTGATTTTCGCAATGCGTGCTCGTTACACACAACAATCAGGCGGTCCATCTAACAGCAACGAAGCATTCTTCAACGAAGCAAACACAGAATTCTCTGGTACTTCATCTGTTGCTAACCCATACGGCTTCCGTGGTAACAACTTAACAGACACATACACCAACGCTGGTGCTGATTTGACTGCTAACAGTTACACATCTGGCATCGGCTTGCCAACAGCTACTGCTGAAGGTTTGGGCGGCGATTCTAACGCTGCTTTCCAACAAATGGCATTCTCTATCGAGAAAGTTACTGTTACTGCACAATCACGTGCATTGAAAGCAGAATATTCACTTGAATTAGCTCAAGACTTGAAAGCGATCCATGGTTTGGATGCTGAAACAGAATTGTCAAACATTCTGTCTACAGAAATCTTGGCTGAAATCAACCGTGAAGTTATTCGTACAATCTATACTTGTGCCGTTGGTGGTGCTCAGTATGGTACTACAACTGCTGGTGCTTTTGACTTAGACACAGACTCTAACGGTCGTTGGTCTGTTGAACGTTTCAAAGGTTTGATTTTCCAAATTGAACGTGATGCTAACGTTATCGCAAAACAAACTCGTAGAGGTAAAGGTAACGTTCTGATTGTTTCTTCAGACGTTGCTTCTGCTATGGCTATGGCTGGCGTGTTGCAATATACACCTGCTCTTCAAGCTGACCTACAAGTTGATGATACAGGCAATACATTTGCTGGTATGTTACACGGTCGTATCAAGGTCTATATCGACCCATACTTCGGTGGTTTTACATCTAACCAAGAATTGGTTACTGTTGGTTATAAGGGTTCATCTCCTTATGATGCTGGTTTGTTCTATTGCCCATACGTTCCTCTACAAATGGTTCGTGCAGTTGACCAAGCAACATTCCAACCAAAGATTGGTTTCAAGACTCGTTACGGCATGGTAGCAAACCCATTCGCAACTGGCTTGACAACTGGTAACGGCGCTTTGAACCCACGTACAAACGTCTACTACCGTATTTTCCAAGTCAAGAACTTGATGTAATCATCTCTCGGGATGGGAAGAAGTCACCGTAGAGTGACACTTTAAAAGGACCACTTCGGTGGTCCTTTTTTTTGGCTCCTAAATACCTACAAGGAGAATTGAATGACTGTACTGAACAGAAATCCACAAAATACTAATCTATTACAACCCACAAAATTTTTATTGACGTTTGGAAGAATTCCAGATACGCAATACTTTTGTCAAGAAGTAAATCTTCCTGGTGTTACTTTGGGTGAAGTTAATCGTGCCACTCCATTTTTGGATATGTTTTCACCTGGCACCAAACTAACATATGATCCACTTGAAATAACTTTTACCATTGATGAAGAATTATTGTCATGGAAAAATCTATATGATTGGTTCATTTCAATTGCCGATCCAGATGGATTCGAGAAACGTACCTATGTAAAAGAATTACAAAGAACAGAACATTTTTCTGATGCCACTTTGACAATATTAAGTGCATTGAATAATCCGGTATTAAGAATACAATTCTCTAATGTATTCCCGTTAACATTAAATGATATTAATTTTGATTCCAAATTGTCAGCGGATACTATTATTACAGCAAAGGCAACATTTAGATATCAATCGTATATGTACTTGACAGTATAATACTTTTGTGATATAATGTTTTTATTATGTAACCTATTGATTATATTGAGAAAATTATATGGAAACACTTGAACAGATATTAAAAATGTGGGAATCCGATGCAGTTATTGACAGCACGGAACCTTCTAAAGAATTATT